TCACTATTTTTGCACGATATCATTGACGATGTTAGTAATAAAAAAATGATTACAGGAATATATAAAATATTAAATAAAATAAACAATAAAGTTTATATCGGTAGTGCTGTTAATATTAGAAAAAGATGGCGTGATCATAAGTGGCATTTAATTCATAATATACATCATAACTCACATCTACAATCAGCATGGAATAAATATAGTATTAATAATTTCGAATTTTCAATAATTATAGAATGTACTATTGAGGAATTATTAATAAAAGAAAAAGAGTTCATGTTAAAATTTAATTCTCATGATAACGTTTATGGTTATAATGTTAATGACCCTGAACATTCATTTTTAAACAAAAAACATAGTGAAAAAACAAAAAAAATACTTTCATTACAAAAACAAGGAGCAAACAATCCAATGTTTGGTAAACACGGAATCGAACATCCGATGTTCGAAAAACCAGTTTCTGTTAAAACGAGAAATAAAATTTCATTAGGAAGAAAAGGAATTACTGTTGGAGAAAACCATCCTGCAGCAAAATTAAAATCAGAAGATATTATTAAAATTCGTGAAATGTATTTTATTGAAGGAATTTCACAAAAAGATATTTCTAAAATATTTAATGTTGCACATTCAAACATTAATTCTATTATATTAAGAAATACATGGGCACATGTAATTTAAAACAAAAAAGCCACAATTAAGTGGCTTTTCAATTTTTTCTCGTAATACGTAACTATCTGATTACATGTTAAGTATACAGCGCCACGGTTGCAAAGTTAATTGTATGGTTGTTAAACCATCTTCTTCATAGCTGTTTTCACCAAAATCGATTGCTGTAATCATACATTGTTCCAATGTCCATTTTTCAACTTCAACACCTGTTGGGTCAACTGCTTTTAAAAGAACATTTTTCTTATAACCTGCTGCATAACCCATACGACCTGTTAATGATTCTGCATGTAAACGTACCCACTCCATCAATTGTTGTGAAGTGGACGGTCCGATTGGGTCGTAGAATGTTAATTGCATTTCTTCCCAACTATATCTGCCAGCAACATAGTCCTGTTCGTTCATGAATTGAATCTGAACTGAGTTAATTTTCATTGAAGGTCTTTTGAATTTTTGGATTTTCCAAACTTCAATACCTAAATCATCACTAAATTCTGCGAAGAATCTATTTATCCTCTTGGGTTCATATTGGAAGGGGATACTTCTTATCATTTCTGCCATATCATTGTCTGTTTTAAATTATATATGCTTATTTTTATTATAAATACTTACGTCTTAAAAATCTATTATGCACCAATATCAGCGAATGATGCTCCAGAAGGAGTAATTGTAAATGTGATTCCAATGAATTCAACAGCACGTGTTGGTTTCAAGTATAAATCACCATACAATTCATTTCTGTCCATACTTTCTTGACTGTTATTGCTATTATCCATCTTGATTTTGTAATCATTCAAACCTCTTTCTCTCTTAATTGTATCAAGAACTGGAGTAGATTTAGTTATGAATTGATCAATTGTTGTTTGGTCACCTTGTTCAAATACAAGTCTGATTGCGATATTTGCAATAAGAACTTTAATTTGAAGTAATAATCTACGAACATTGATTCTGTCAAGAGCACTTTCTTTAACTTGTAATGTTTTTTGTCCAAATATTGCTGTACCTGCATCTGCAAAATCAGCCAATGGGTTAATTCTACCTTTGTATAAAACGTCACGAGCATCCTGTGACAATTTGAACATTGATTTTCTTGCATCAGTTACACCACGATTCAAACCAGCAGGTGCGAACCAAGGGAATGCAGTATTGTCAGTAAATGCCATTGCTTTTACAACTTCACCTGTAGGTGGAAGATAAACATTAACATTATTCTGAGTATCTGCTATTTGTATCCAAGGGAAGTATGTGCATGAATAACTACTATCAATTCCAGTATCATTAAGCAATCCAGCAACATCTGTTGCAAATTGAACATCTTGTTTTGGTTGACCAACTAATTGTGGATTTCCAATAAGTGGAGCATCAATAACATATAATGTGTCTGCTCTCTGTTGTTCAATTACATCGATTGTGTCTTCAACCAAAATAGTATTATTTGACCAGTCAATACCCGGAGTTGCAAAAAGGTTAATCGTAACTTCTTCAGGATTTGAATATGTATTAACTGCAGTCTGCCATGCCTGAAAGTCATTTATTGCCTGTGCTTGTGGTGCAACACCATCAAAAATAGCTCCTTGATTGTAGAAATCACCGTATGAACGATAACCTCTGTTAACATCCCAACCATCAAAACCACCAGCAGGAACTAATGTGAATTTTCTTGTTTTTATATCAAAATAAGGATTTAAATTATTTACAACATCATCTATTGTCTGGAATCTACCAGCACCCGTTTCAAATGTTCCAATAACATCTACTCCTTCAGTATATGTTCCAGTTGCACCAGAATCCATATGGAAACCCCTAGATTTAACATGTGATACTAGTTCGCCAGTAATTGGGTCAGATGCTAATTGACCACTAAAATTAAACATGTTTTGATTAATACCACTTCCTATAACACTAGCGGTACTATAACCATTTTCTGATAATCCTAAATAGATTTTTCTAACATTGTCAGCCTGACCATAAGCAGTTTTATAATAAATCTGAGGTGCAATACCTGAATTATGTGATGGGTCAGTTGTTGCAGATGCAGCATAATTATTAAAATAATAACCTTCGAAACCTGCTGGAAACATATCAGGTGAAAGATTATCTGCAAGTTCAACCATAACATAATTACTTACAATATCATAGACACCATCTACAGTACCAATACGTTGTCCGATAAATGTTGTTTGTCCTTGAATTAATGAACATCTTGTATATGATTCTAATACTATTGGATTAGCATCTGTATCGTTAAAATCACGAATAATAACGTCAAACTGTAATTGTATTGGGTCAATATTTTGAATACTGATCTTAATTTCCTGATTACCAGCATCACCATCTGAAATACTAACAAATTTAAATAATCTGTCAATTGTACTACCTTTTAATTGAGATACAACCCAAGGAGTTTCAGGTGTCTGGAATCCAACCTTATAAGCCTTATCACTATAAAGACCAGATTTTAATTGAAGTAAAGTACTATTAACACCATAACCATACGATGCAACACCAGTAAGACCATATTTTGTTAATCCTGTCGGATAAGTATCACCACCAGAATCTAAAGACTGAATTAAATCAGGATATGTTGACTGAACCCAGATTTTTGCGTTTTTATCTTTAGGTAAAGAACCAATTACATTTGGTAAGAAGCTACTTGAATTTGGGTTTAATGTAGCACTATATGTTTCTGTACTACCAGTTGGTTTGTGTGTTATTGGGTCAGTTCCAAGATTAGTTGCTTTTAATTGAAATTGCCCAAATAAATCACCAATACCACCATTTGTTGTATTTGCAGAAACCGTAATATCTCTTGTATAAAATGTTGTGGTAGGTGGTGCATTTACATTATCTTGAACACGACCTCTGCTTCTAATAACAGCAAGTACCATGTTTTCATGTTTACTATATGAAGTACCTGTAAGTAATGTTCTAACTGTATTAGTAGTACCAGTAGCACCTGTTAATGTCAATACGGTAAATGTATATGAATATCCACGAAATGTTGTTGCAGGTGAAGCAGTTTTAGTAAATCCAGTAAATGTTGTTCCTGTTTGACCAGTTGCATTTATTGAATGACCCAAATAAAAGCCATCTGAAAAATGACCAGTAGAACCACTTGTTGCTCCACTTTCAATGGTTGATGGGTCAATACCAGCACTTAATGTAAGTGCCCAGCCAGTACCTGCGTCATATCCAGATAGTCCCAATACTCTTGTTACATACAACTGATTGGTTTCTTCCAAAAATGAATTTGCCACATATGGTAATTGATATTTTAAATTTCCACCAACAGGAAATCTTTCAATGCTTTGAGCACCGAACCTTGTTCTAAATTGACCTTTATCCTGAATGAAAATAGGTTGAAATGCAGGTCCTTTTAAAGTTTCACCAACTAAACCTAAAGTGGTGATACCCACGTTACGTGTAACGAATGTTAAGTCACGTTCTCTAAATTTTGCTCCCGGAGAGACAAATACAAATTCTGCCATGTTTATTAATTATTAATTTTATATTTATTATTTTATGTTATAAATCTTGTGTTACTTTTCAAATAAATACTAAAAAATACTCGAAAAGGTATTATCTTTAAATTATTATAATACTGTAGTTCTTGCTCATAAAATCAAATTCTTGACTTTTTAAACTTTTTTGGGTCAGATTTCCCAAAATTTTGAATTTTTTGCATGAAATTTCTGAAAAATTCATGCAAAAAATTTTTCATTTTTTTTGAAAATATTTTATAAAATAGAAAATTTTAGTAATAGTATTTATTGAAAATGGTTAATGTATGAATAAATCACAACGCATTCAATTAAACAGCAATACAATAAATTCAGATAATTATGTAGTGGTAAAACTTGATCAGGATGTTGATACTCTTGAATTTCTTTCCATGAATCTCAGCACCAAAGATGTTTATCAGAATTTTAACGCAGATTATGGTGTATTGGTAGGAAGAGTTATTGCAAATGGCGGTATAGGTGTACCAAACGCTAAAATAAGTATTTTTATTCCATTAGATAGTACCGATGCAAACGATAGCGAAATATCCAGCATTTATCCTTACACAACTCCAAGAGATAAAAATGGTGACGGTAAAAGATATAATCTATTGCCACGTGTCGCAGTGATTGACCCAAATACTGGAATTTCTTCACCAAAACAACCATTTGGCTCATTTCCAATCAAACCAGAATTAGTAACCAATGAAACATTTTTAAATGTATATAAAAAATATTATAAATATACTGCCTTAACAAATAGTAGTGGCGATTATATGATTTTTGGTGTACCAATAGGTACACAAACAATTCATTTAAGTGTTGATATTACTGATATTGGTAAATATAGCATGACACCTGCTGCTATGGTAACAAATTTAGGGTATTCGCCTAATTTATTTACGGATAATAATTCTAAAATTAAGCCAAGTACTGATCTGGGTGATTTACCCAATATTGAAACACAGGAAATTAGTGTTGAGATCATGCCATTCTGGGGTGATATTACAAATTTCACAATTGGTATTACCCGACAAGATTTTAGAATCCGTGCAACTTTATTAAACACATTTACCGTTTTTGGAAGTGCATTTACTGATGGCGATGATTCAATGTGGGGTGAAAACGTTGATAGTAGTGAAAAAAATATACGAGAATTATATGCAATAAAAGTTGATGCTAAGACTAATGATACCAATACCAATGTTGGTTTAATGTCAAAAAGAATTGGAACTATAACTGAAAAAATTTATTATTATCCAGCAAATATTACAGATGCTCAAATTAATGCTGGTAATGTCAAAAATGATGGAAGTGATATGATATTATTAGACCCATCAGAATATTCTGTATATAAAAGAGATGGCGATTTTGCTTTTATTATAAGTTGTAATCGTAATAAAATTATTACTGATGAATTTGGTGCTGAAACTCCAATATCAGATTCATCACCAAACGGTGTTTTTACAAAATTTAGAGGATTTATCACTGTTGAAATAACATCAGATGATATACCAATGAATTTTACTGGTAGTATTGGTGCAAATACAACAGTTATACCATATCGATTTAAATTAAAAATACCTCAATATGCAGATGTTACAAAATCATTTGTACCACCAGTAAATTCAATAGATAGCGTTGCAACACAAAACTGGAGAAAAGAAAATTATACTTTTAGCGGTGGAACAATATATAGTATTGCAACTTTTCACGGAACGGTTCTTAATATCGAAGACAATAATAGTAACCAACATGTAACCGCTATTGATTTTTTAAATAATGATAGAATTAATTATCCATATAATAATACAGAAACCCCTAATAATGATTATCACAACAACACTGGAATTATACAAACAAATGATGGTACATTTCAAGGTGATGATGTTGTTGGTAATGCTCAATATGAAATGGTTCATAATTCGTATGATCATGATAATAGACAATTTTTTGGTGCAAACTGGTTAAATTTTACTGTGTATTTACCACAATTTGGTTATATAACAAAAGGATATAGTAGTGTAGATCATATGAGAACAGCAACTAATTTTGCAAAACAACTTCTTTCTGGTGATGCTGGTGGTAGCGACAAACCTGATAATTATTATTTTTTAGAAAATAATATACAAGCAATTGCAGCAGGACAAGTTAATACCAAATGGTTTGCTCGTTCAGATTTACATTGGACAGATTTTATTGTTGTGCCAAAAATAGATATTTTGGCAATAGCTGCAAGTGGAGTAACAAAAGGATTTACAAATCAAAATATTAATTCATTAATAGGAACAACATATCGTAATGGTACAACACCATGTCCATTTAATGGCGGTAAACTTAATGGTAATCCATCTGCTGCTACTGACCCTAAAACATATTTTTATAAAGGATTTGGTACTGCAAACTGTATTGATTTTATAATATCATTAGGACTTGTGTAAAACAAAAAACCCTTCAAATTGAAGGGTTTAATAAAATTTCAATCTTATTATTATTTTTGAAGATTATATTTACCACCTATTGGAACTTCACCATTTAAAATATATTCAGATTTAATTACAAGTACCAATGTTTTTAAATTTTTATCATAACTTTGAATTGTAAAAACATACTCAGCATCATCACCTATAGTAATTTCATCACCCTTTGCATTTAAAAATATATTAAAACCATCAGTTTCTTTATTAGTACCAGTACTTTTATCAATTACGTTACAAGTACTTCCAGTAACTACAAAAGTTAAAAGCATGGATAATTTATTATTTACGGCAGGGTCAGCTAAGATTTGTGTAGAAGTAGTATATATTTTACCATTCAGCACATATGATGTAGTATTCCATGTACCATTCAAATCAGTAAGAGTAATCAACCCCGTTGAAGGATTGGTAGAATCAAGAGGGTCATCAGTAGATTTCGTACAATTGGTATTCATAAGTACCATTGCGATCATTAATACAAAAACATAAGTAAATTTTTTCATAATTTTATTATTTTTTAAGTTAAACATATTGCTTATACGTATTATTATATGAAAAAGTTACAAAATTCATAAAAATTTTTGAAGGTATTTATAGTAAAGTCATAAAAAGTGAAGATATTACTCAATAGCTTAAAAAATGTTGCTTCTGTGAATGTTGATAGTTATGAAAAAATTAAATTATCAAACAAATTATCATTAATTAACGAATATGATATTAGAAACATACTTAGTGCTACCGAAATATTTAATAGCGAGAGAGAAGCAAGTGAAACCTATAGAATTTACGGTAAAATTGAGTATATGTCATTACTAAATGGATTAAAAGTAAACTATTCACAATTTTCTGATTTTTTTAATCCTCAATTAACTAATTGTAAAAATATTCTTAATTCTTTTGACTTCTATCTTGTTAAACCAGCAAGTAGCGGTTACACACAAATTCTTAGCGGAGGAAGTACAATATTATGGACAAGATATTTTCAGGTGATTGCAATGCCAAATCAATTTGAAATATTTCCTGCTGGTTTTTCAAATAACGTATATGGAGAACAAGCATATGCATTTACCTTTAATAAAGATTTTGATGTTTCGCCATATCTTGATCAATTCGGATTTCCATTAACTGAATTATTTTTATATGCACAATATAAACCAACAGCCAATGGCTTGGGCGCACCAGAAATATTATCAGGCACGGTCTGGTCAGCAGCGGGAGTCCCAAGTAGTTTTGCGTTTGCACCGATAGCATTAAACATTGGTGATATTGTTGAATCATTTTTTGGTGCTAAAATTGGCGACCTCTTAGAATATTCTAATATAGACTTTCTTCAGGTACAATTAATGCCACAAACATTTTATATTCAAACACCTTATAAAGATACTAACAATAACAATAAACGTTTAATCTGGAAATATAATCCATTTATTTCGCTTCGATTAAGATATTTTGCAGATGAATTAAATCAGGTAAATACTGGCAGTACCTCATACGATCAAACAATAGCAATACCATATTATGCAACAAAAATAGATAATTTTGGCAATTTTGTATGGAGAGACATATTATCACAGGGATATACCGACCCCACAACCAATTTAGGAGTTAATTATCCTTTTATTAATAAAAAAAGATATTTGTTTTCAAATTTTGTATTAGATATAACACCAGATTTGAATGATGCAGACACTTTAGCTGCATTTGCAGAAGTATGGTATGGCAGATATGCTACAAAAATAACAACAGTACCGATTACTGATATTAGTAATATTGGAAAACCATGTCTATAATTAGAAAAAAAATAAGATTTAACGCCAGCTTAATCGGCACAAGTGGCACTACAGGCACAACACTTACTGGTAATTCAATGAATTTAATAATTTCATTAGGTTCAAATGAAAATTTTATCGAATATGGAGAAGATATCAATAATTTAACACAATTTACTGCTCTTGATTTAGTAAATCCAGTGGTTGATGGAGAAGTACGAAGATTTAAATTAGTTCCTGCACCAACAAATGATGTTTTACTTCAATTTCAATTTTATTCACCAATAACTACCACATATTTAAATTCATTTCTTTTTGCTGGATTTACTGGTGATGAAATTGCTGATAGTGCCAATGATATACTTAACAGCTTTTTTATTTTAGATTTTTATGATACCTCTAATATTAATAGTCAGACTAAAATATTTACAACATATTTAACAAAATTGCTTGTGCCAGTTGGCGGAATTTATTATTCGCAATACACAATAGGTGCAAGCACTAATAATCAATTATATCGCTGGTATGTTCCACTATCATATATAAATGCACAAACTGGTTCGACAGTTATTGGATATGTTAAATTTAGTTTTTATAATGCAAAAACTGGTAATATAACACCATTTTATAATCAAGATAATGAGAGTCTCACAACACCTGAAAGAATATTTTTTAAAGCACAATTGGATTTAACCAATATGACTTGGAAAATGTTAACTACTGTATATTCGTATATTAAGGCAAAAGAAATTGCTAATAATAATTTATATGTTAATAAGGTTAATAATACTGTAGATAATATGGATAATTTACAACAAAATCCACCAAGTGGTAATACATATAATTATAAGACAAATACTTATGTTATTACATAACTTATTCTTGGTTTTCTTGTTGTTTTAACAATTTCGAATTCTTTTTCGTCTTGGATAAGTCCCAATATCTTCAAAGCATATTTGCTGACAAAGAATCTATCGCCATCAATATTTTCAATTGGATTAGCTTCTGCAAAACCTTCGAAAAGTAACGGTACTGGATTACCTTTAATAAAAAGATAATCCTGACGTGATGCAAAGTTTTTCAAGACTTGTTCATCATATGTGTTAACATCAACTCTATATTTAGTAAACAACGCAACTTCGTATATCATATCAACATTGGTTGGTTCTGGCATTTTAAATCTTAAATAAATAACTTCTCCATTGTCAAGTATCGGTACATCCATGTATCTGAATTTACGTGGTTGTGGTATACGATATTTTGTGCCAAGTCTTGTACCCTTTTGTTTATCAATACGTCTGACTGTAATATATGGTGTCGGTACGTTTTTATCATTATCAACGAATTTCCAAGTTTTGCTGAATTCACCCCAGCGATCATTATCAAGATAGAAAGGCGGTACTATTTTATTATCAATAACTAATTTCATACCATCAGTATTGACATAATCAAAAAGTCCCTGATCTAAATCTTCAAGTAGTATTGTTCTTGGAAGATATTTAGTGTTAACATCAGTTAAACGCATAAGCTCTTCAATTCTATCCATGCCATATTTTAAATATTCAGTACCAATCTTTGGTGGATTGATATCAAGAGTTAATTTTACTTTCTTTGGTAATGACATATAAACTTTTTATATAAATACTCTTGCCTTTTAATAATTAATTGATTACATTTGCGTACTTAAAATATGTTTATGTTAGCAGAACACAAAGAAATTCATGAAAAAGATGGTAGTTTAGGATACATAGAATCAGTGTTTGTATCGGATAATGTATTAAAAACTACATATTTTCCTAATAACCAAAGACTTTATATTGCATTCAATCGTGGTGAAACATATTCATATAGTAATATTACACCTGAAATGTATAAAGAATTTGAAGAAGCTGAATCTCAAGGTAAATGGTTCTTTAAACGTATAAACAAAAATCCAAGGCATCCATACCGTAAAGAATTCACGCTTTATCCTACCGAAGTAAAAGAACTTAAAGAGATTGTGGAAAATTACAGAAAAATAATAAATGAACAAAAAGAACAAGAAGAAGATGAATGAGAATTTAGAAGATTTAAACGGCACTCCCGAACAGCAAATACCCCTTAAGGAAAATGAAAGACATTATGCAAGCAGTGGATATACCACAACAATGGCTTTTAATTGGGTTGATGCAAATGAAGATGATTTCAAAAAGCCAACATTATGGCAGAGATTTTTAAACTTATTTAAACGTGATGAATAAAAATAATGAAGTACATCCCATGCTTACACTTAAACCAAGTGGTGTTGAATCAAACAACATTGTTTTTTATGCAGGACAAGGTAATGAAATGATGCGAATTACTCCAGAAGGTTTTTACTGGAAGGGTAAATTAGTTGAAGAAGATAAAGAAATTTATCTAAAAGTAAAAGAATTTTTTAATATGCCAAGAAAATGAATAGTCCAGAAGAATATGAAAATATAATTGCTTTAATGAAAAAAGCATTGGAATTTTATGCTGACCCTAAAAATTATGAAGGTACTGTTCCGTTAATTGATATCGATGAACAAGGTAGTCAGGCACGTTTTGTTTTAAAACAAGCAGAAGATTTGATAGAACAAAATCGTAAAATGCAAGAAGATTATGATCAAATTATAGCAGCAGGTGAAATGCTTCAGGCAAATCATGATAAAGCTGACCCACAAAAATTAATGGAAGTGTTTAAAGTGTTTGAGAATGAAAAGGGTATTAGTGAATTTCTTTATATTGATGAAGAAAGAAAACACGTAAATGAAATGAAAGAAAACGCTAAAAATTTTAATAATGACAGTAACAACATTTAATGAATATCAGCGAGAAGCTAATTTTTTGAAAATATCGTTAGATAGATTCATTGAAAAACATCCAAACTTGCCAGATGATGTAATTTTATTGTTAAAAGTTAGCTATGATGGTTTGGGTCTTGGTGAAGCTGGTGAAGTACAAGGTAAAATTAAGAAAATTATAAGGGATGATGGTGGAAACATAACACCTGAACATATTGAGGCAATAAAAGGTGAATTATCTGATATCTTATGGTATATTTCCTCAATGTGTGATACTCTTGGTTTAAAGATGGAAGATGTTGCAACTTATAATATTAAAAAATTAAAATCTCGTAGAGATCGTGGTGTGCTACATGGAAGCGGAGATAATCGATAAAGACATGGGAAATATACCAAGAAATATCATCAAAGCAATATTTACTGGAGATTTTCTGTGGTATGAATGTATTTATATTAAAATATATTTATGGAGAGGTTACTTATATCCAAAGAAGAGGCAATCAATTTAAATCAAAAATGGTATTATTCTGGAATATCTTGTAAAAATGGACACGTTGATAAAAGATATGTAAACACTGGAATTTGTTATGAATGTAAAAGAAATCTTAATAAACAATGTAATAAAAGAAATCCAGAAAGACAAAAAAGGAACACGAAATCCAATTATAATAAAAATAAAATAAAAATTTTAAAAAGAACTAAAACGTGGGTTGAAAATAATAGAGAAAAATCAAATCAATATAAAAATAATTGGAAAGATAATCATAAAGAACAAAATTTAAAACAGGCTCGTGATTACCAAAATAAACAAAGAAAAGACCCATATAAAAGAGTTAGTATGAATATGAGCAAAGCAATTTGGGAGTGTTTAAAAAAAAATAAAAATAATACAACTTGGTTAAGTTTTGTAGAGTTTTCGATTGATGATTTAATAAAACATCTTGAAAATAAATTTACTACTGAAATGACTTGGGAGAATTATGGAATTTATTGGCACATCGATCATATTAAACCACTAAGTTGGTTTAATTTAGAAACTGAATTTAGGGATGCATGGGCACTTTCAAATCTTCAACCATTAGAAGCAACAAAAAATTTAAGTAAAGGTAACAGATATATAGGATAAATTATATGAAATTAGTTAAAATAAAATTATTACATCCAAACGCACAAATTCCAAAAAAGGCAATTGACACTGATGCTTGTTATGATGTTGTTGCAGTATCAAAAAATGATTTAGGTGATGGTAGAATTCACTATGGTCTTGGATTTGCATTAGAAATACCAGAGAATACACAATTGGATTTACGATCAAGAAGTTCAATACATAAAACGGGACTTATATTAAGTAATTGTATTGGTACTGGCGATGAAGAATATCGTGGAGAATATCAGGCAGTTTTTTATCACGTAATACCAACATTACCACCATATGAGATTGGTGACAAAATATTGCAAATACAATTAAGAACAAGAGAAGATGTTGAATTTGAAACAACGGAAGAACTTAGTAATACAAAAAGAAATACTGGTGGATTTGGAAGTACAGGAAAATAAATAAATAAATATATTATGAAAGGCACAACTGGAAATAAAATGAGAAGGGAAAATGCCAAGAAAATGCTTGAAGCACAACTCTTAAGAGGTACAAAACCTGAAAAAATTGATGGTAAAACAACTAAGAATATGGTTGCATTATTACCTGCTGATATTACTCGTATCAATCGTGAAATTGAAGCAATAAATAATAAGAAGAAATAAAAATAATTAATCATGGAATACTACAAGGTAAATTCATACGATTCTGATATGTCGAATCTAACAGAGATCGAAACCAATGCACCTAAAGACATTATTGAAGATATATCAGATTTATTCAATCATATTGATAAAGAAAAATGGTCTGTTTGCCCTATAATGATTGACCCTAACAACTTAAGTGTCATATTTACTTTAATTGAAAGATATGATAATAAATTACATGATATGTACAGAGTCACAATATCAAAAGATAATAAGAAAAAATAATATTTTTAATCATGGCAAAAAAATTTCAAGGTGTTAATATTGAAATACTGGACGATGAAAAAAATAAAATTGGAACAGTAGAGGTAAAATTTTACGATCATAAACCGCTTAGAGAAGATTATGACTTTAAGACAGTTAAACAAGAAGCAGAAAAATTATTCCATGAAGTTGTAAAAATTATGGCAGAATGAAACAGTATTTGGATTTACTTCAGAACATCATTGATAATGGTGTTGAGAAAGAAAGTGGCAGAGCCAACATGCCTAATACAATTGGCATATCAAATGGTATAATTAAAATGAATTTACAAGATGGTTTTCCGTTGTTAACAACAAAAAAAATGTTCTTGAAAGGTATCATTCATGAACTTTTATGGATTTTAAGAGGAGAAACAAACATTAAATATCTTGTTAATAATAATGTAAATATTTGGAACGGTGACGCATATCGTTGGTATCAAAAATATTGCGCCAATTTCAGTGATCAAGATGAAGTCTACACACTCGAAGAATTTCTTAAAAAAATAAAAGAAGATGATTTACTTCAAATTACAAAAGGTACTTTTTGGAAAGACCCGAAGTTTTTAGAAGGTATAGTTTCCACATATAAACTCGGTGATTTAGGCTTGGTCTATGGCTATCAATGGCGCAATCAGAATGGTGTAGACCAAGTTAAAGATTGTATTGAAGGTCTGCAGAAGAATCCTTATACTCGTAATCATATTATTAATGCATGGAATGCAGCAGATATTAAAGACATGGCTTTACTACCATGCCATCTACTTTATCAATTTATTGTCAGACCAATGACACTTGATCAGAGGCACAATGAATATGCAAGTCTTAATAACGGTATGAGATTAAACTTCGATAGTGTTTATAGAATTACTAAGGCAATGGATGAAATGAATATACCAAAATTTTATCTTGATTTAAACATGTACCAGAGAAGTTGTGATACCTTTTTAGGCGTGCCTTTTAATTTAGCATCAATGTCATTATTACTTATGCTTTTTGCAAAAACATGCAATATGGTCGCTGGTGTTTCCACATGGATTGGTGGTGATACACATTTATATGTTAATCATATTAATTTGGCAAAAGAACAAATTAAAAGAGAACCTTATCCATTGCCACAACTATTAATTAAAAAAGAATTACTGAGTTTTAATGATATTTTATGTTTGGATATTAATGATTTTGAATTGGTTAATTATAAATCACATCCAGCAATTAAAGCAGAATTATTCACAGGATTAAAAAAATAAAATGGGTGAAAGAAACTTTAAGCAAATCGGGAAATATCAATTTTCATTTGATATTCCAATTGATTCTGATCTATTACTGGCAATTAAACTTGCTATAGAAAAACGTGATAGAACATTCGATGATTTGGCTACATGTATAAAAATAGGTGGAGTACTTAAAGAAAATAGAAACGAAATGATTGTTAAGCTGGATACTATTCTGGAGCAGAACGAAAGTATTAAATTAATGGAAGATGCTCTGGTTGCAGTAAGAACATATAAACTTGAATTGAAAAATAATGAAGAAAATAAAAAATAAAAGAAATGGACGAAAGATTAAAAAATGTTAAATTACTTGACGAACTGGATGACACATTTATTGATGTTGAAAATCAACTTATAAATGATGAAATTCGCTACGGTGATACTTGGAAAGAAAGAGGTTTGGTCTATAACGGACAATCACAAGAAGAACGATTTTTTTCAAAGATACAACAATATGTTGATAATTATCGTATAAATGGTACTTCAATGCCTTGGCTAAAAGTAATTGGCGAAGCACATATTGCTTTGGTAAGAAAAAAGAAATTATCGAAATAATTACGTTGAATGATAATATTATACATATTGCTCATATTATTAGCATTAGTAGTTCTTTTTCTTTCTCTGGCAATATATTACTTTTTAAAAAAAGGTATATTTATTTCTGATAAGGAAAAAGAATTTATTATATTTGTTATTGATATATTTGAACAATATGGTGATGATCTTGGTATTCAATCAAAAGAACAACACAAAAAATTGATTGATGAACTTGAAAAAATAAA